TTGGGAAGGTAGCGAAGAAGTAGCCCATAAAGATATGGATTTCTCTTCAGTAGAGACTTACTATGACTCAAGATTCAAAGATAGCCGTATTACCAAATGCAAAATGACTAGTGACCAGTTCTTTGCCTCAAATAACCTTACATTTAACTTCGTATATGTAGACGGTGACCATACAGCCTTACAGACCGCTCTAGATGGCCTAAATGCCTTTAAATGGCTAGAGACTGGCGGTGTGATGGCTTTTGATGACTATGAATGGAACTACAACGGTAATCCATTCTTAGAGCCTAAAAGAGGCGTAGATGCCTTTTTAGCAGTGTGTGAGGGTCAATATAAACTTATTGAACGTGGATACCAGGTCTGGATAAAGAAACTATGAACGCCTGTTTTGAAGTCTTTCATGCCGATACTGGAAATGAAATAAGAAATAGAGTCTATGAGGACATTCTTCTTAGTATGTCTTTTTTACCTCGTCTTGGGTCGCCAACTATTTATTTAGACACTGCAAAAAAGGCTCAGGACTTCATGGATTCGAATCCTGAGTTTAAAGTAAATACTGTCCATGACTATGCAAAGCCTGGAGAGACCTTTCCACCAAGTTCCGGTGTAATTGGGGTTTGGGCAAGTAACTACTTGGCTTATAAAAAGTTTCTTGAAACTGATAAAGACGTTCTTTTTATATTTGAAGACGATGTAGTTCTAAGTTCAAACTTTACGACTATAACTCAGTTTTATATGAACCAACTACTTCCTGTTTGGGACTTCTTTTCGTTGTTTGTTCCAGACGATTCTCTATTTGCTTATCAAGAAGACGCCCACGATTATGGTGAAGACAACGTGTGTTACTCTTATCAGCAGTGGTCTTGTGCTGCTTATGCAGTAAGTAGAAAGGGCGCCCTAAGAGCAGTCGCAGACATAGAGTCGAGAGGCATAACAGCCCCAATAGATTGGTATGTATTTAACTTTAGGATGAAGCCAGAAGAGAACCAGATGAAGTTCTCTACTTTTACTGTGAAGCCAAACTCATATAGACCGGTAAAGTTTCTTTTAGAAGCGGCTAGATTTAGCCAAATTCACCACGGAAAGACGGAACTGCTAGGTTAATACGCTCCCATAATACTAACGTTTATGTCGGCATACCAAGAGGACTCTCCACTACCAGCGCGATAGGTTCCAGTGACTCCAGTAAGAGTTGGGATATTCACTTGTCCCGGAATCCATCGTAGATGTCCAGAGTTTTGTCCATCTCCGTTTACGGTAGCAAGAAGTAGCCAGTTTCCTGTAGGAGACCAGGTACTGTTTTGATAATTTACTACTCTAAATCTTGTTTGGTCAACAGTTTGGCCCATTCCTGGAGTAACTACGTAATAAAGCGCTTCCCATGCACCCAACGGAATACCTGCAGCAGTGCAAGTAACGGTTGTTGTTGCGTTTGCTGCGTTAAAGTAAGTTACTGTTCCCGTGGTTGGACAGTTAATATCAAAGTAACCAGCAGAGCCTGCTTCATTGTTCTCAATCGGAATTGCAATAACTCTGTTATTCCATAAGACTGATGAACCAGTCCAAGTAACAAGACCGCCACCGCTTAACGACCATTGAGCAAGCGCAATATTTGCACTGCTACCGCCACTGCCGCTTGGTCCTTGAGTTCCTTGAGTACCTTGAGTACCTGTGCCAGTAGTTCCCTGTACACCTTGAGTACCTTGGGTTCCTTGGGTTCCTTGGGTTCCTTGCGCACCTGCGCCAGTAGTTCCCTGTACACCTTGAGTACCCTGTGTACCTAGCGTTCCTTGAGTACCTTGAACGCCACTTACTGCTACTCCACTAGTAATACAGCCAGCAGCAACTTGTACAACAGTTCCTCCTACACTGCCTGCAGTACATCTAAAGCCTAGCAAATCTCCAGATGCAAACGAAACATTTAGACCAACAGCCGTACCTGAAGTATTGCCTGATGAAACAGAGAGGGTAGAACCGGTTCCGACACCATTTTTAAACAATTCAACAGTAAATGTTCCAGTGAAGGCTGTATTAGCATTAATTGAAAGGCTATCTACAGTTACTGCTTGTGTAAGTTTTATTCCATTTGTTGTTGAGTTTGAACCATTACCGTGGGCAAAAAAGTCATTTGTTACAGGTGAGCCATTTCTTTCACCAAAGATATAGAACAACCCGCCTGTACTAGGTATTGGTCCTTGGGCTCCCTGCGCACCTTGAGAACCTGTAGTTCCTTGCACACCCTGTGTTCCCTGTGTGCCTTGAGTTCCCTGCACTCCCTGGGTACCTTGAGAGCCAGTAGTTCCTTGGGTTCCTTGTGCAGCAGCAAGAGTCCAGTTAGAGCCATCATAAGCATAGATTTTTTGGGCAGAGGAGTTGTAGTACATATCGCCGACTGACCCACTGGCAGGGTTTCCTGTCCGTACCAGTAGGCCAAGCGGTGTAAAGAATTTGCGAGCCATTGCCGCCCTTCAATTAGCCGATAACTGCTACTACGTATGCGTTCGTTGCTGGGGCGTCTGCAAATGTCACTGTTACAGTATTTGCAGTTGCTTTGTTTACATCCACCACCACTTCATCATAGGTAGTTGCATCGTACACAGAGACGATAACGCCACGTGTATTGAAGTTGTGTGTGATAGTGAAGGCTGTTGAGGAGTTGTTACCAATCGTCGTTGTGTATTTACGAGCAACTGTGGTTGTATCAACTGCAACATCATCAGCATTGACGGTGATACCCGTTCCAGCGCCAACATTGAATGTTGTGCCAGTCTGAGTTAGACCGCTACCTGCTGTGTAAGCACCAGCGCCAGAGAACTGGGTAAAGGTGAGGGCTGTTGTGTTGAGTGTGATTGGTGCATTGGTAGAGAGTACAAATCCACAATCAGCGTTTGTTGTACCTGCTTCTACGAATGTAAAGAGACCTGCAGTTACATCTGAATCGGAGTTTGCGTCGTCTGCACGCATCAACTCCCATGGAGTGCTTTCATCACCAGCGGTTGCTACAGAGTAGATACCGTTGTACTTCTCATTAGAACCAACCTCGTTCTTAACGAGTACACGGTTGCCTTGTGCAAGGTTTACTCCATCAATTACAAGGGCGGCATTTGCGTTAGCAACAAGTGTTCCGCCACCTGTATTGGAGAAGGTGTAGGCTGCAAGTGCTGTAGTTGTAGCCGCACGTACAGACTGCTTTACATCTAGTCCCTGTGCTGTTGAGTCAACATATGCACGAGTTGCGATAGTTGTTGTGTCAACATTGATGGTGAGAGTTTGAGCACCATCGTTGTAGACAGTCTGGATACCAGTGCCGTCAACGATGAGGTCGTTTACTCTGTCATCAACACGCTCATCTGTGAAGTAGAGGTTTGTAGCGCCTTCTGGGACATCATCAGTGTTAGCAATTGTTGCTGTGATGTCGCTGGTAAGAGCGAGAGTACCTGATGCATCTGGAAGGCTAATTGTGTTATTAGCGGTAGGTGCTACTGCTTTAAGAGTGGTTGTGTATTGAGCGCCTTCAAAACCTGCACCTGCTGTTGCAGTAAAGGCATCGAATGCGACCTCATCGCCAGTCTTGATTAAGGCATAGCCAGCGGTGATTGGGTCGGTGGTTCCTGTAGCACCCTGAGTACCTTGTGTACCCTGAGTTCCTTGGGCGCCAACAGTTCCCTGTGTGCCTTGAGCACCAACGGTACCTTGAGAACCTTGAGCACCGTCTAGACCCTGGATACCATCAGTACCCTGAGTACCTTGTGTACCCTGAGTTCCTTGCGTACCTTGCGCACCTTCTGTACCTTGAGTACCTTCTGCACCTTGCGTACCTTCAGTACCTTGAGTTCCTTCAGTTCCTTGGGCACCAACAGTTCCTTGGGCACCTTCGGCTCCTTGAGCACCCTCAGTTCCTTGGGCTCCCTGAGCGCCAAGAGTACCTTGAACACCCTGAGTTCCCTGAGTTCCTTGAACACCTTGCTGACCTTCAGTTCCCTGAGTGCCTTGAGTTCCCTGAGTGCCTTGGGCTCCCTCAGTTCCCTGAGTACCCTGAGTACCTTCAGTTCCTTGAACACCCTGTGCACCAGTCGTACCCTGAGCACCTTGAGCACCGATATCACCAGTACGAGCAAACGTTAAGAGAACATCATCTTCGTCTGTGAACGAGCCGTTGTGTGATAGGTAATTTAAATCAACTTCAAAATATGTCGCATTGTCTGTAAGTCCAGAGATTTCATACAACGCGAATGTTGCAGTGTTGGACTTAAGAGAAATCTTTACGTGACCCTTGATTGTAGAAGTAGAGTCATCAATTGTTTGTAGATATGGGTGAATGTCTACAGATGCAGCGTTCACATCGTCAATAGCAAGTTTTGTTACTGAAGATAAAGCCGCATTGTTAAGGCGAATGTATGTGTCGCCTGGGTCTGCCATTGTATAAACAGCATCATAGTTATATTCAAAGGTGATACCACCGAATGAACCTTCTTTACCTTGTACACCTTGTGCACCTTCTGCACCCTGGGTTCCCTGTGTACCCTGAGTTCCTTGCGCACCTTCTGTACCTTGAGTACCTTGCGTTCCCTCAGTTCCTTGAGTTCCCTGCGCACCCTCTGTACCTTGCGTACCTTGTGTACCTTGAGTGCCCTGTGTTCCTTGCGCTCCCTCAGTACCTTGAGTTCCCTGGGTTCCCTGGGTTCCTTGTGCACCCTCAGCGCCCTGTGCTCCTTCTGTGCCTTGAGCACCCTCTGCACCTTGTGCGCCTTCTGTACCTTGCGTACCTTGAGCGCCTTCAGTTCCTTGCGCACCTTCGGCTCCTTGGGCTCCTTCAGCGCCTTGCGCTCCTTCAGTTCCCTGTGCACCAACAGTTCCCTGTGCACCAGTTGTACCCTGAGCACCTTGTGTACCCTGTGCACCATCTAGGCCTTGAATACCATCTGTACCTTGCGTACCTTGGGTTCCCTGTGTGCCCTGTGTGCCTTGCGTACCTTGTACACCTTGAATTCCTTGACTGGTGTTTTCCCAAGCAGTGCCATTCCAAACACGTAGTTTTCCAAGAATGGTGTCAAAATAGATTTGACCAACGACAGGGCTCGCTGGTGCTGTTGCCAAGTTTTGAATCTTGGCATTCTGTAACTCTAACTTACTTAAATCAATTGGGGTTAAATACTTACGTGCCACTTAATATCTCCTTAGGATAGGTACGCTTTACCGCTAAATGCTGCTGAGAATGTGAGCACGACTTGGTTCCGAGATGTGTATGCGATTTCGCCCTCGACGATTGTACCAGCCGAATCAACAACCGTAACGTTAGGATAGAAATCCAAGTTATGGTTGATGGTCCAGGTGGCATTTGAAACCCCTTGCGTGTGGGCGTACGCAAGTTCTGGAACTACAATCTCTGCTGGTGTAACAGAGGTACCCCCAAAAGAAGTAGTTCCTGTGGGAGTAGTGATGCTTATGATGTCATTAACATAGGTCGTAGTTGTCGACCCCGGTCTTACATACTGGCTCATGGAACTGTCACCTCTTTAGTTACGAAAATTTTACCCGTAACGTACGTTTTTGTAACGCCGTTCGAGTCCACCAATTGAACATCGTAGTAGCACGTCTGAGGAAGTGCTCTAGTCTGCTCTTCTGTGAGGGATAACTGTAGGGTACGAAGTCCTGGGCCATCTCCTGAACCCAAGTCAGGTTTAGTGATAGTAAAAGAAGTCAATAAAACTGAACTTCCTGGCATCTGTCTAATTTCTGCTGTTGCAGTGTATGTGTCAATATCAAAGTCAAAATATACACTGAATGAATAATCATCGCCTTCGTATATTGTAAGGTCTTGCACAGTTGCAATAGTAGGAGCCTCGACTGCACCGTAAGTAGGAATTGGAACGTAGACTCGTGTAGGTGTAGAGCGGTCATCGATTTCCATAGGTTGAAAGATTGGTACATAACGATTGGTTGTTTTTGAAATTCTGCGCAAACTAAAGACATCAATCTTGTACATACCAATTCCAAGTTGATTGCAAAGTTCACGATACTGATTCTGACGTGCCTGAATCATCTGCATCAACTGTTGATAACGTTCAGAACGAGGAATAGTTACACCATCTGGTGCAAATACGTTGATATCAAACGCCGCATCATTTGCCAATGCGTATAGTGCTAAAGTAGATGCGTATACAACTACTGGATACTCTTCAAGAGCAGGTAGATTTACAAGAGACACCGTGCGCCCGTAAGCATCCGTGTGATACGCACTGTGTTCTGCAAAGGCTGTGCTTATGTACTGTTCTATTTCAGTATTAGTGAAATATCTAAAATGATTACCAGCAACAACGATGATATCGCCATCAGAGGGCGTTGTATCAAACACAATGTAGCCTGTGGCTTCTTCTACTTCCACGTCTGCAGAAACATCCACGTTATCTTGAAGAATAGAAAGATTTACACCGTCAAGTGGTGAATAAGGAACTAGAAATCTATTAGTAGTTCCATCGGCTGTAAATTGATACACGAAGGACTTGGGTATGTCGCCAATCTCATATCTGAGACGGCTGCCAAGGCTGGATAAACTCGCCACACTACCTCCGGAAATAAGTTACAGGTATTGTCCCTTGTAACTGGAGATTTAACAGCACAAAAAAGGTCCAACCCCCAACTGGGAGGAGGGCGGGAACCAGTTGAGGGTCGGACTACTAGCGACGGCTTAGTTAGGCCGCCAAATGTATCCAAGTTGCTCTAAGTAATCAGCGATGTGCCGTGGAACACGGTACTTAGCACCTGATTTAAAAGAGTAACTTTGTGGAGTCCCATTTACTACACCGAATGTCATATCATCGATATCGGTGACTGTTCGAATGACTACGTACTCATTCGACACTGAAACTCCAACGTCCTCAATTTCATCTAATACAAGAGGAGCATCTGGTTTCTTTGGGTCAAACACATCACGCTCTAGGCTCTCGGCCTCTAACTGGTTAGCGATAGAAATTTCTTCTTGACGCTTCTTTAATTCAGCAGCGTTTTTCTTTGCTGCTTTTTCGGCTGCAACTCCTGTTGCATCCAATGGACTTGTTGCTTTATTTGCCACGGTGTTTATTCTCCTAAGAATGTTGGTTGTTGTGTCTGGGGGCCAAAGAAGGAGTATGGCCCCCAGACGGTACTGCTAATTACTAGTTGGTGTAGACCTTGACGATAGCCTGGTCTGTGATAACACCTAGACCCCAGATTGCGTACCAAGCAAGAGCGTGCTCACGACCAAAGTCGAGAACGCCACCATCGCGGAGTTCAACTGGGAGGGAGATTGCGTGACCAAATGCGTTGTCACCAATCATGATGGATTCGTAAACTTCAGCACCGTTTCCAGTTGCAGAGGTTAGGTAACCTTTTTCTGCAGTGAAGTCAGCAGACTCTGGGTTTCCACCCTTACCAGGAGCAGTGTTTGGCTTTACAGGTACGGAGATTGCGGAAGCAGGTACAGCAGCATCTGTTGATGTTGTGTATCCAGCGTTAACAGCCAACTTCTTAACCTGAGTTGTCTCAATGAATACTACGTCGTATAGACGTCCGATTTCACCGAGCATGAAGTTACCTGGAGCAGCGTACTTTGTTACCTCGATGAACTCTGGGTTCGAACGGATATCACGTGACTGCTTAGGGTGTACGAACTGTACGTATGTTTCGCCTAGGCGAGGGATGTTCTTACCAGCAAGGGTAAGAGCAGCATCCTTGACAGCACCTGTGGTCAACTTGAAGTTACCATCGAGGTCTGAGAACTGTGTTGCAGCGGTACCTTCGTTGTACCAGTCATTGACACCCTGTAGTGCAGAGCGGTTGTAACCAAACACTGCAGAAGTTGCTGCAGAGAGTGTGTTACGTGCCTGTACATCGAGGTACTGTGCCATGTGGCGACCAAGAAGACGTGAAGCAGAAGCCATTACGTCATCGAAGGATGCGTTGAGAAGAAGTTCAGAAACTGCTACTGCGTAGCCGTGTTCTGCAACTGTGATTGCAATCTGCTCTGCAGTAAGAGCGTTCGTTGTCATACGAACACCTTCTGTTAGAGGAGATGGGTCTACTGCAAAGTTCTTGTAGCGAAGGAAGTTCACACGAAGACCAGGAGCAACTCCTAGTTCAGTCTTCTTAACAGCGAACTGCTCGAAACGAAGAATTGGCATTGCCTGGAACAAGATTTCCTTGGACCAGATTGTCTGAATTGCTTGATTCAGGGATGAGTTAGAGCCTGAATAAGCGGTAGGGGCGCTGGCTAGTTGACCAGTAC